TCATTTCGTAATCAATGTGGAGAAGTCAAGATATGTTAGAGAAAAATCTAAAATCCCTATTACAGTTTCTTTTGAGGGGGGAATCAATCGTTGGTCTGGTCTTCTAGATGTTGCTCTTGACGGTGGTTACATTGTTAAGCCAAAAAATGGATGGTATGCTACCGTAGATAGAGAAACTGGTGAAGTCAAACAGCCATCTAAACGTGCAGCCGATATTATTGACAATAAGGAATTTTGGATTGAGATGTTCCAGACAACTGACTTTGCCAAATATCTAGAAAACAAATATAAGATGACACATGGAGCAATATTAGATGATGCCGATGACGAAACGACCGAGTAGTTCGAAATACGACTACTCAACAACTGAAGTGACTGAACAGCAGGGATTTTTATGGCGATTGAAACAACTATTCTCAACCATTTGGTATTCGATGAAGAGTATGGTCGCAAGGTTATTCCGTTTCTAAAAGACGAGTATTTTTCAGATTACAAAGATAAACTTGTTTTTAAACTCATCACTGAGTACGTAGAAAAGTATAATAGCTTTCCATCCAAGGAAGCTCTTGTTATTGATCTGACAAATAAAGATGGCATCAATGAAAATTCGTTTAAAGATTGCAAAGAGACCATTGAGAAAATGGAACCAACAGATAGCCAACTTGAATGGCTGCTTGACCAAACGGAGAGTTGGTGCCAAGATCGTGCGATCTATAACGCCATCATGTCAAGTATTCAAATCTTGGATGATAAAACGGGAAAAACAACGAAAGGGGCAATACCTCAAATTCTCTCCGACGCTCTTGCTGTGTCGTTCGACACCCATATTGGGCACGACTTTCTTGATGACGCGGATAGTCGATTTGAGTTTTACCACACCAAAGAAACAAGAATCCCGTTCGATCTTGACTACTTCAACAAGATCACGCAAGGTGGGTTGCCTAAAAAGACGCTGAACATTGCTCTGGCTGGTACTGGCGTTGGTAAGTCTCTGTTCATGTGTCATTGTGCGGCAGCTAATATGACAGCTGGATTGAATGTTCTTTATATCACACTTGAAATGGCAGAAGAACGTATTGCTGAACGTATTGATGCGAACCTACTCGATATCCCAGTAAATGATCTGAAAATTATTCACAAAGATATCTATGACAAGAAGATTGAGCGTGTCAGAAATAAAACAAAAGGTAAGTTGATCGTCAAGGAATATCCTACGGCATGCGCTGGTTCTGCTAACTTTCGTCATTTGCTAAATGAGTTGAAGATCAAGAAGAACTTCGTACCAGATATTATTTACATTGACTATTTGAATATCTGTACTTCATCGAGGATTAAAAATGGAGCCAACGTCAATTCTTATACCCTTGTCAAGGCAATCGCCGAAGAACTCAGAGGACTTGCGGTGGAGTTCAATGTTCCTGTCGTCTCTGCGACTCAAACAACTAGAGGCGGATATTCGAGCAGCGACGTGGGACTGGAAGATACATCAGAATCCTTTGGACTCCCAGCCACAGCTGATTTTATGTTTGCGCTCGTCAAACCATCCGAGCAACTGGAAGAACTCAATCAAATTATGGTTAAACAGCTCAAGAATCGCTATAATGATCCAGGGGCTAATGCTAGGTTTGTTATTGGGGTGGATCGCAGTAAAATGCGGCTTTATGATGTAGAACAATCAGCGCAAACATTGCAGGAGGATAAACCAGTAATGGACAATGGTAAGTTTATGAGTGAAGATTTCGAGCGAAATAAACCTAAGAATAAGTTCAACAAGTCAATGTTTGAGGGATTCAAATGAACTATAAAACAGTAGAAGCTTTATTACATCCTAAAGAAAGCGAGAAAAATTGTTTAATCTATAACGTGATTGAGACCACAACCAGTCAGGTCATTAAAACATTCACGGACCAAAAAGAAGCCAAGGATTACATGCGGTTTCTAAATCTTGGTGGTGCATTTGATGGGTTCACACCAAGTTTTTTAGCGAAAAAAGTTGAAAACTTTGGAAAAAAGTCAGTAAAGTAATATAAATAATACCAGAAGCGATATGTATAGTGCTGCAGCGCTAGAGGCACGTTCTTGCAATAAGGAAGGAATAGTCGGGAGTATTGGTGGGGTTCCACTCGACCGTATCAGCTTTAGGGAGTAGAGGGAGACAGTGGTATCAGCTGTCTCCCTTTTTTTATTTTATAAATAATAATAAATACGGAGTTTCTTTCTATGGCTGGATATAATGAGGGCGACATTATAGAGGGTATATTTGCTATAGCTATAGCACTATACGTTCGTGATGACAAAATTGATAAAAACAAATTGAACGATTTGAGAACTAAAATCGAGCCAATAGAATTTGATAAAGGTAGAGTGTTTCTTAACATTGCAAAAAATGTTAAGAAACAATATCCTGGAAAGCCAGCTGATCTATTCAATGTGAATTTGGAAATAAGATTGAAGAGAGCTAGTACAGGAGTAGCATTTGGTAAAGACTTCAAAACAGTTTATTCCAAATCAAAAGACATCGGTAACATAGATAAGAAAATTGATTCCCTGATCAAAAGCCAAAACAACAGCAGTTGGCAATCTAAGATCAAAGCTGCCAAAGATAAATTCTTAATGAATAACATAAGTGAAGTTGTCACATTCAATGTTATTGCGGATGGTATCGCAGGCGAATCAAGTGGTGGTGATATCAAAGCTGATATTGTTGTTGAGATATATGCTCAAACTAAAACTCAAAAGAAATCAATCTTCAAAGAAAAAATATCATTCTCTCTGAAATCCGAAAGTGTTACTGTTGCTAATCTGAGTCCATATAAAGGTATGAAAGATATTGCAGAGGCATTCAAATTAGATTGGAAAGATGTTTCTAAATATGAAGTTCTAACTAGAAGTGCAAAAACAGAAACTGAGAAGAAACAAAAGTTCAAAACTATTGAAGCTATGTATGCCGAATTGAAGGGGATGATTAAGAAAAATAAATCTACAATATCCCAAAAAGCTTTTGATTTTCTAGGCAAAAGTATTTTCGGTTCTGATTTAGCTAATGTTGTTGATATACAGAAAAGCGTCGTAAAAGAAATATCACCAGAATATTTCAATTTGCTAAAGAAAAATATAAAATTAGATGTAATTGAAAATGGAAATAATCTGGTGTTTGTTGACGAAAAAACTAAAACACCAATATTTCAAATAAGAACAAAACTTAGAAAAGAAGCAAATGAAGCAAAATTCTATCTTGAAGTAGGCAAAGGTATTTACAATAAATGAATTTTAAATCTTTTTTGACCGAATCCCTTGACGTTGAAAAGCTCAAACATCTTGAGCATGCCGAGGATCACATTATTCATGGCGGACATGAAGGTGTAAAACATGCATCAGAAACTCTATCCGATGTAGTTTCTATTCTGGAAGGTAAGCCAAGAAAGAACTTTGGTCAGCAAACTAGAATTACAACCAAATACGATGGTGCTCCATCAATCGTATTCGGAGTCAATCCAGAAAACGGTAAGTTTTTCGTTGCATCTAAATCTGCTTTCAATAAAAACCCAAAAATAAATTACAACGAGAGAGATATTGAAGAGAACCATGGGCATGCTCCTGGTCTTGTTGCCAAGTTAAAAGAAGCTCTTAAAGAACTACCAAAAGTTATGCCGAAGTCTGGTGGTGTTTTCCAGGGAGACCTGATGTACACTAAAGAAGATCTTATTAAAAATAAAAATGGTTCTTATAGCTTTACACCAAATACTATCACATATACAACTGAAGACCCTGAACAAACTCGTAGTGCAGAAGTTGCTAATCTTGGTGTTGTTGTTCACTCAAGATATACTGGTAAAACATTAGCTGATTCTAAGGTTAGCTTTGATGTTGATCAGAGCCAGTTTAAACGCAACCCAGACGTTCATATGATAAATCCAGAAATATCTGGAGCTAGCATTTCACCAATTGAAAAAAGAAAATATGAAAAAGAAATTCAGCAAGCATTAGATATCTATAAGGGTATGGACTCAGATATCTTTAATGTTGTTGATGGTCATGATATTACAATGAAAACGTATATCAATGCTTGCGTAAGAGATAAAACAGTTCCTGATGGTAAAGGTTATCTTGCTTTCGTTAAGTCAAGAGGTCAAAAGGAAATAGAGAAAGTTAAATCGCCAGAAGGAAAAGCTAAGAAAAAAGCTGCTGCTGATGCGATGAATTCTCATGTTAAAAATCATATGGATCAATTTAATGATCTATTCAGAATGCATAAAGCTTTACAACAGGCAAAAGATACTTTAACATATGCTCTGTCGAATACAGTTAAAACTGGTCTTAAAACAACTATTGGTGGTAAGCCAACTAAACCAGAGGGTTTTGTTGCTATTCGTGGCGGTCGCCCAACCAAGTTAGTTGATCGTGCAGATTTCAGTGCAGCTAACTTTGCTGGTGGTGCATTCCAAAAAGCAAGCAAAGAAGAAGAAGCAGTTGCTGATGTTCCAGAAAACCCAATCGTTACTTCTTTCGGTAGAATGAATCCACCAACAACTGGTCATGGAGTTCTTGTAAGTAAGGTTCAGGAACTAGCGAAAGAAAAGAAAGCAAAACATGTTATTGCTCTTTCTCGTTCTCAAGACCCAGAAAAGAATCCATTGTCACCAGATCAAAAATTGAAACATGCCAA